GTAAACATACTTTGGATTGTACCAATAATGGTAGCCATTTCAATTTTCTTTTTGATTGTTAAAATTGTATCTTCTTGTTTTAAGACAATCGTACTGAGATTGCAGAATTGATTCGGTCTGAGAATTATTTCTGAACATGGGTTTGTACCATACTCTATGTCTGTTCTTCTTCCAGATTTTTCCGCTATTGTTTTCATTGCTTGACGATTGCATATTCCGCGTTCTCCTGAATGTGAGTTATACAATTCAGTCCATTCCTCTAGGAACTGTCCAAGAGGAGGACGGCTCTGATAGATTGCAGAGTTATTAGCAAGTGCTCTATGGCCACTAGATGCCCACCAAGATCCACTTTTACACTTAGCCATCTCACGATCTGATAGATCGGATAGGGAGATCATGGCTGATCTACGGACACCACCTACAATAACAGATTGAGCAATCTTACAACAAATATCGTGGCATTCTAATGCTGTTAGTTTACGACCTTGAGCAGCATAAAAAGTTTGAGTTACAAACCTAAATACTTCTTCTAAAGGACCGGGACCACTAGCACGACCACCAAATGTTTTTAGTTTAGCACCAGCTGGTCTTACCATACTGGTGTCCCACTTTGGATGAATACCTTCATAGAGATTAGCTAGTAGGTTAAATAAAGCATTACACCAACCTTCTCTTGAATCTTGTACTTCAACAATCTTATTAAAATTCTTTTCAATTTTATTAGGAACTACTGGTAGTTTATCTGTACAACGGTGTTCTACAGAATAACCTACTCCAGTACCACACATAAGAATATACATAAGATTACTGAATGCCTTTACAGAATCAATATCAAGATAAGAGCAATTGTAAAGAGCAGTATGATCTCTATCTAGTGCAGGTCCAGCAGTCATAAGACCACGCATACTTGGAAGAACTTGGAGATTTAGAATAGCGTCTTTAATATCAGGTCTTGATCTTAATTGTGGAACTTTGGTTGTAAAATAATCCCACCAACGATCTACTGTTTCTGTCCAAGTTTCTCTACGATTTTCTGATTCAATCCAACGACTATAACGACTTAGTGCAATAAAGTTTTGAAATGTATTCATTATTTTACTCCTGTTGATCCAAAGCCACCTACACCTCTTTTAGTTTCTTCTAAATTTTTAACTCTTACAAATGTAGGAGTAAAATAATCTACAATTAAAAGTTGGGCTATTCTTTCACCATCTACAATAGTATGTCTTTTTGTAGCTGAATAGTTTCTAAGAGGAACTAAAATTTCACCTCTATAATCTGAATCAATCAACCCAACACCATTGGCTAAACCAAGAGGAGATTGAATTGATAGACCAGATCTAATTAGGATTAATCCACACTTGCCTTTTGGAATTTCTATTTTAACTCCAGTAGATACTAGGTGTGTTTCTCCAGCTCTAAATATTAGCATAGAGTTTCCTAAATTAGCTGTTAGATCAAACGCGGCAGCACCTTCGGTTTTTTGTTGTGGAGTATAGTTAGATACTATTTTAACTATATTATCTTTTGTTTTTTGTTTAGTACTTTTAAATGAAAAAGACTTAAATTTCTTTAATGTCTTTCTGGTCCATGTTACTAGATTTTTTGGTAAATATATAGTAAACATCTGTAAATATCTTAGCATACTTAACCTTTCTGAAAATATCTTTTAGCTCCAACAATTGGGAGTCCATAGTTTAATTTCTTTATCAACGGCTTTTGATGTTATTTTATTTACTGAAACATCGCCATATCTTAGAATTCTTACACATCTAGCCATAGTTAGGCAATAATCATAAGTGTATTTATTTTTATCTCTATCTTTAGCCTGCTCATATGTTGCTAAAACAACCTGAGTTCGATTAGAAATAGAAACACTATCTATAATCTTAGATGCTTTAGCTGGCCCCATTTTCCAAATACCGGGAATATTATCTGTAGTATCCCCTGTTAACCATTGAATATGGAAGTTTCTATCTGCTTCTTCTTCTGTTAGTAGAACTGGTTCTAGTTCCTTGTCTGGATTCCAATGCCATCCCGGTACACTACGGAGATCCTTGTCGATTGTGACGGCTATACAGCCCCTAGAAGGGCTTGAGGCAGCTAACCCCATGAAGTCATCGGCCTCTATCTGGTTGCCTACAACAAACTTTTTACAATGGCTTTTGATTGACTCCTCAACCTCAAGCCTTGATTCAGGGCCGTATTTATTTGTATCTCTATGGGCTTTATATAAGTCCCATAACTTTCTTCTAAAGTTGTCTTTTCTTGAACACGAAAAAGCAACCATTATTTCAGTCGCTTGTGGTGGTGTCCAAGCATCTAGAGCATCCTGAACCCATAGATCAATATCTTCTATACCTTCAGAATCAGCTCTAAAGGCTATACGATACGCAAGAATATCTCCATCAAGAATCGCTTTCATATCGTTTATCCTCCTCATCAAGAGCTTTTTCTAAAAGATCCATTAGTTCTTCAATAATTTTTTCTGGATCTGGATCACGGCCTTCTCTATTAGACTTACAAATTTCGCAATCACACTCAGCTTTACTGTTATCAGCGAGTAGGTTTAACCAAACTGGAATGTTTTTTAGTATGTGCTTTTTAAAGACAACTAAAGAACTATCGTTTGGAATCTTGAATTTAAAGACATCTCCATAGTTTTTGTCGTTTACTTCAATCTTATTAGCCATTTCTTCTGATGGGTGATTTCTCCACTCACCTTCATCATCAAATAACTTTCTCTTACCTTGCTTGATAAAGATTGTATTTGCATTATATTCTCTAGCGGCAGCAACTTCGTTCATATAACGACAGTCATCTACAATAACTACACGCTCTTTAAATGTATCAAGATTTTCTTGATCTTGTAAAGCAAGTTGTTCTTCTTTAGCAATTTCTTCAACCTTTAATCTCCATTCATTTACCCAATGATCTGGATTTTTAATTCGCATTGATTCACCTAGATTTTGGCAAAACTCACGATATTCTTTTGGGTTATTATCTTTTGTTAATCCTTTTAGTTCCGCTGCCTTCTTAATACCATAAGCAAATGGAACCATTTTTGGTGTAAAGTTATTGTTTACACAGAACTCCGCAACTACATTAGCAAGAGTAGTCTTACCAACTCTAGCCTTACCGCCAATCATAATGATAATCATTTTTTACCTCCTGCATAAATTTGCCGGGAATAGAACCAAATTTAAAGTTATATTTTAGATTTGTGTTTAACCAATTAGCAGCTAATGTACCACAGTGATCTACTTTTAAACCAAATAACCTACCTATAATAAACCAAAATAAAGCTTGATACCAAGTCCATATTTTATGTTTACTAGCTAATTTTTTTATATCTTCAATACATATATTAAAAGTACCCATGTATTTTTTATATAATAATCTAGCACCAGTTCTTTCTAAAGTTTGTTCTTTAATTATAACACAAGGTTTTCCATCTAAAACTAATGGAGTAATGCTTTCAAATGGAAATGTAAATATTAATCCAACATGGGTTACATTACTTAAAGTAAGTAATTTAATAAGAGCTGATTTCCATAATGGAATACATTTATTATCATAAAAAGCTATGTATATTTCGCATTCCATTAGTGTGTCTCACTCCAGTTTTTACCTATAGAATAATTGGCATCAATCCGTATCTTAAGCCCCAACTTTTCGCCAGCTTCGGTAGCAGCAGCAGTTACAATTTTACCAATCTCATCTGCAATACTTTTATGACATGAATATTGAAGTTCGTCGTGAACATAAGCAACTTGTTTAACAGCATTACCAAACTTTTTCTTAAGGTTTACATGAGCTATACACATCCATAGTTTACTTACGATAGCACCAGAACCCTGTAGTAGTGTGTTTAGTGCTGCATGTTCTGATCTTACTGGAACAGTACGACCATCTGGTAATTGAACACCCTTAGTCTTTGCAACAGAATATTTTACTTCTTGTTGAACTTTATCTAATGCAGGAATTTCTTTTTGAAATTTAGATCTAATTTGACTACCAGCATTACGATTACCACCAATAATCTTACCTAGTTTTTCATCTCCAGCACCATAACAGTAAGCATAGATAAAAGTTTTGGCAGCATCTCTATTAGGAAGTCCTGCTGCTTTTTGATTATAAGTATGAATATCGTCATTAAGAATCTTATCACCATACTTACCATTATCATATTTAGCCATAAAATGGGATAGCATTCTTAATTCAAGACCCTGCAAGTCTGCTCCAACAAGAACATGATCAGGTTCTATAGGGCAGAATAAAGCCCTAGCACGCTTGTCTTTGCTAACCTGTGCCATGTTTGGCTGACTATGGGTACAACGCCCTGTAGCGGCTCCCTGTGCGTTTACAAGCCCATGAACACGGCCATCTCTAGAGTGGTGGATTCTTGTATTCCAATCCTCAACCTGTCCCATTAATTTGATACAGTCAAAGTATTGTACTAGTTTTTTTGCTTCTGGATAATCTAGTTTTGATAGAACTGATTCATCAACTTTTGGATTACCCTTATCTGTTAGTGGTGCTTCCCACCCATACTTATCAAATAATCTACTAGCAATTTGCTGACGGCTACCGGGATTAAAGACCTCAATCTTATCCTTAAGACGCTTACCAGTTTTGGTAGACCATCTTTCTTCAACTTTATCTGGAAAGATAGTACGCATCTCATCTTCAATTTGAGCCTTCTCAATAAGAAGTTCTCCAATTAAACGGTCGCCGCCAGCAGCATCATAACCAAAACCAGTAAAGGTTTGTTCAGCAAGTACTTTAGATACAAGATGCTCAAACTGAATTACTCGTTGTGGTACTTTGCAGACAGATTGTTGATAGCGAAAGATCTCAGCAGTAAGCATAACATCTTGTGTACAGTATACAAGCATCTCATCACTAAACTTTTCCCACCCTCCTTGATAATCAATCTTATCATTCTTAAGGAATTTACCCCAAGACTGAAGAGAGTTATCACCAAGAGGATGGTCGTTAATATCTGGGTACATTAACTTTGAGA